AGCTGCCGGCGCAGCTCGGGGTCCTGCTCCTCGACGGCCTCGTTCGGCACGGCGGCCAGCGCACAGCGGCAGCGTGGGTGAAACCCAACGGTGATCTCCTCCACACGGAAGATCCGAGTCGATCGGCCGCCGCAGGTCAGGCAGATGCGCTCATCACCGACCGCGATCACCCGCACGTAGCGGTAGCCGCCGGCCTGGGCGTAGCGCCGCTGCGCCTCGACATAGGCGTTCGACAGCTCCGACCGTGCGATCAGCTCGGCGCGGCGCTCCAGCCCCGTGCTCCTGGTGATCCCCCCAGGGTCGGCGGCACCCCGGAGCAGCGTCTTCACGTCCTTCAGGATCGTCTTGTATCCCGACCCATTGGCCACGCCGTCGAGCGCGATCTTCGTCAGGCCGTCGCGGAACGCCATGGCCTCGCCGCGGATGAACGCCGACGTGCGCTCGGCAGCCGCCTTCACCACGGCCGGGTCGGGCCCAGCGAACGGCGTCGCCCTGCGCGGGTCGATCAGCTTCACCAGCTGCGCCTGCAGCTCGCTGCCCTTGCCGATCGCCTCGGCGAGGTCCTTCTGGTAGCGGCGCTGCAGCGACTGGATCTCCGTCTCGGGCAGGAACTCCGCTGCGATGGCGGTCAGGTCGCGGTAGCGCGCCGTGGTCTCCGCGATGGTGTACTCCAGCGGCCGGCGGCCTGATGGCCGATCTGGTGTCGCCTCATCGAGGAAGGTGTTGTAGGAGCGGCGCAGCTTACCCAGCAGCCCGTCCAGCGACTTCCTGGCGGCCGCCACGGTGTTCGCCGCGGAGCGGTCCCCCAGGGCATCGATCGCGGCGGCGTAGTCCTCGACCAGCGCCACCACCTCGTCGCCGATCCGCTTCATTCATCCTCAAGGTCGTTGACCCCGACCGGTGGGGCGGGGTCCGGCTCGGGATCCTCGCTCTCGATCGCGGCCGCCTCCTGCTCGATCGTCTGCCCGGGCGGCAGGAATCCGACCTTCTTCTCCAGGTAGAGCAGGGTGCGGCGGCTCAGCAGGTCGTTGTTGTAGAGCCGCTCGGCGATCGTCAGCTTCTCGGCCGTCATCGGCTCATCGAAAATGCCCTCATCCATCTCGATGCCGGCGTCGGCCGCCAGGGTCTCGCCGGAGAACTCGGTCCAGAGTTCCATCATCGACTGGACGACGCTGGTCTTGGCCTCGCCGATGCCCTGCAGGGTGGCCTGCATCTGCACGCTCTCCAGGTTGGCCTGGGTGGCGGTCTTCTGCGCGCCAGAGAACAGGAACGCCAGGGTCTTGCGGTCGATCAGGTTCTCGATGTGGACCAGGTGGTCTCGGTGATGTCCCAGCGCGCCGCCCAGCACCTCCTTCCAGTCGAAGTTGGCCCCGGCCGGCAGGTCCAGCGCGCTGTTGGGGCCGAGCACCATCGGCGGTGGCTTGCCGTCAGGCCCCGGCGGCATCCCCGTCCGGACCGCCACCGGCAGGGCCGTGCGATGCAGCAGCTCCTTCAGGTCGCTGTATTCGCGGAAGTGATCCAGGGCGTAGCGCGCCAGCGGCAGCAGGGGCGGATCACCCTGGCCGAAGCCCTCACCGTTGGCCGGGTACCACCGCACCGGGGGCCGGATCATCTCGTTGCCTATCGAGTCGCGGAACACGCCGGCCATCGGGCTGCCGTCAGGCCGTGTCACCAGCTCGGCGCGCCAGTTGGTGCCCTGCCCCACCAGCTCGAACACCGCCCACCGGCCGCCCAGCATCGTGCGGTAGCGGGGGACGAACTCCACGCCGTAGAGGCCCTTGGGTACCTCGTGCATCTCCAGCACCGTGAGTGCCTTGGCCAGCCCCGGGGCGCCGCTGTCGTCGGGGATCCAGTTCAGCAGGTTCCGCCGGTCCATCAGGGAGAAGTGCGGCCGCCGCTCCCTGGTGTCCGCCAGCGTGGCGTCGTCGCCCGGGGCGGGCGGCATGTCGGCCATCAGCAGGCAGCCGCCATCTCGCAGCGTCCAGGCGTCGGCCTTGGCCAGGAACGACCGCAGGCTGTTGCCGGCGCCGTCGATGTTGTTCGCCGCCGCCAGCAGCGATGCCGGCGGATTCACCAGCTGGTAGCGACTGAGCACGCCGGTGAAGGCGTTGATCGCATCACGGAAGAATGAGTTGAAGCACGTCCGCATCAGCCGCGACTCATAGGCGCGCTTCGGCTCGCGGACTTCCTTCGGCAGATACTTCTCCTTCGCGCCCTTCAGTCCGTTCCAGCAGTCGAGGACGATCTCCAGATCCTCAGCAACATCCGCCAGCACCGGATGAACAAACGAGGGCAGGTCCTGGTTGTTGCTGGGGTGATTCAGGCGAACCAGGGCCATCGCCTGCGTGCGTGCGTCTCCTTCAGTTTTCCGGCAGCACACCCAGCCGCCCCTGCTCATAGCTCTCCGGCTGCGCATCGTTGGCCCTCAGCCGGCGCGCGCGCTTCAGGAACTGCTGCAGCGGCCCGCTCGGTGCGGCGCGGCGCTTCGGGTTGTCCCACCACTCCTCCAGCAGCGGCCGGTCATCACCCAGCCTGGACAGCGCGGCCTCGGCCAGCTGCAGCTCCGCCGCCAGCGCCGTCTGGCCCTCCTCATCAGGCACCTCGGCATCGGGCCCCGGGGACTGGAACTGCTCGTCCTGGATCTCACCGGTCGGGCCCATGCTGTGGAGCATCTCCCCCAGGTCGAGGGGATCCATGCCGACGATCTCGGCCGCCTCCTCAATGGTGCGCTTGCCGCTGAGCAGCTCGCGCCGGGCCCGCGGCGCCTTCTCCCGCCACTCGTTGGGGAACTTGATCGGGTGCCCCTTGTCGCGCAGGTACCGGCGCATGGCGCCATCGATGAACGGCACCGCCACCGTCGAGATGGCGTAGGGCTTGCCCGTCGCCGGGTTGAGCCGGTCGGGGCTGTAGCGCCGGCAGGCGTTGAGCAGCCCTTTCCAGGCCTCCGCCTCGAGGTCGGCCACGATGCCGTCCATCTTGGCCTTGGCGGCGAACTTCCTCGCCCGGTCGGATGCCAGGCGGAGGTTGGTCATGGCCAGATCCTCCGAGATGTCGGTCGGTGGCGGGAACGTCCCGAGCTTCGACTGATCAGCAGCTGTGGCAGGGGGCCGGCGGGTGCGGCGGCGGGTGGTAGTGGCCATGGGTGAGGAGGTCCTACATGGGGAAGTAGGCATCGGGGTCTTCGAGAACGGCATCGGGCCAGCCCATGCCGGCGGCCTCCACCTGCGCCATGTCGAACTGCTGGGCGGCGGCGCCATAGCCGAAGCTGACTTCGGTGACTTGAGCAGGGCCGATGCGCGCCAGCCACCTCAGTGCCTGGGTCGTGCTGTCCACCAGGTCGTCATTATCGCCAGCGGGGAACGCCAGCAGCTGGTCCAGGTACATGGACAGCCATGGCGCATGGGTGGGCAGGTGAACGCGGCCCTGCACAAACAGCGGCTGGGTGCTGAACGCCCTGGCCTCTTTGCCGCCATCAGGACGAACGGCCACAATCCCTGGGAACCGCTGGATCAGGACCGACACGATCGCCGGGCCGTTGGCCGCGTCTTCCACCAGCCCGAGGCCCGTCCTCCAGCGCTCCATCAGCCCCTGCTGCAGCACCAGGGTTCGGTTAAAATCCGCACGCTCGTTTACCACGTCGAGCAGGTAGAAGTTGCGGCCCTGCTGTCCCCAAACCGTGAATCCACAGAAGTCGCTCGTCGCCCGCTCCTTGAAGGTGGCATCAAGGGAGACGACGACCCGATCAAACTCCGGCAACGGCTGGCTGGCGTCATACCAGTTCATCCAATCGCGCCGGAAGATGCTGCCTTCGGCTGCTGAGGGCCGGCACTGGTAGACGGCATCCCACTGCCGGGGCTGCATCGATGCCTGCAGATCGAGCAGGTCCTTCAGCTCGTACCGCTCCGGGCACAGGGCTTCGCCGATTTCTCGCCAATCGCGGAGCACTGTGCAGGTGGATGGGTAGACGATGCGCTCGTTCGCCGGCTCGGCGATGGCCGGCAGGTCCATCACCGTCCAGTGCTCCGGCCGGCCGTTGGACTCCTCCAGCTTGAGCACGTAGCCGATCAGGTCCATGGCGTGCCACCTGGTGCCGATCAGGAAGATGGCGCCGTCCTTCTGCAGTCGGGATCTCCAGGTCGGGCTGTAGAAGGTCTGCACGTCCTTCCGCACCGCCGGCGAATCGGCCTCCCGCTGACCCTTGATCCAGTCATCGCCTACCAGCAGGTGGGCCGGCCTGGAAGTCACCGCGCCGCCGACGCCCGCGGCCCAGAGGCCGCCGCCGCTGCTGGTGTTCCACATGCCGACGTTCTGACTGTCGGGCGCCATCTGGCCGCCTGCGGCCTTGTAGTAACGGCGGGCCTCACGGGAGAGGCCGTAGCTGATCCCGCCGTCGTAGGTGGTGAGGCCTGCGTACCGGTTGGGAAACCTGGTCAGGTAGTAGGCCGGGAACAGACGGGAGGCGAGTTCGGTCTTCCCGTGCTGCGGCGGCACTGTGACGATCAGTCGCTTCAGGGATCCGTCAGCCACCTGCTGCAGCAACTCGATCAGCAGATCGCTCCAGCGGTTGAAGGCGTAGTCCGGCTTCACCCGGACGATGAAATCTCGGAATCGCTCTGGCGCCGTGGCGACTGCCTGACGGTTGGATGTGGCCTGAATCCCGCGCTCCAGCGCGGCGATGGTGGCCTGGTGGCCGTAGTTCCGGGCCAGGCCGCGCTGCAGGGATCGCTTCGCCAGGCCCCGGACGGCCATCAGGTGGTACTGGCCGGTGCCGCCGGCAGCCGGAGGGGATCGTTCTGGTCCAGGTGCTGCTGCATCGTGAGGAACAGCTCCTCAATGCCCAAGGCGTCACCCATGAGCTTGTGGCCGGTGGTGGTGGCCAGGGCGGCGGCGCGGATGAGCGGCTCCACGTTCAGCTGCCGGGTCTTCTGGGCGCGGTAGTCGGTGATGCGGTTCTGGACGATCTGCAGCAGCTGGCCGGCGATGGAGATCTGGGCGTTGCCCAGCCGTTCGGCCCGGGCCTGGTAGTCCGAGATCTTCTGCAGGTGTGAGGCCTGCGCATCGGTGAGGACGCCCTCGATCAGGACCGTGGCGGTGTCCTGGGCGGCCAGGGGGATGGGCGTGTCGATGCCCTGCATCCGGTGGGCGTCAGCGCGCCGGTCCCACTTCCACTGCTTGGCGATGGCATGCACCCGGGGCCTGCTGACGCCGACCCGATCGCCGATGGCCTGTTTGCTCCAGCCAGCGAGGAACATCTTGAACGCCTCGAAGTCGCGGTCCTTCTCGCCGGGCTGCTGCTCCCACGGCTTGGGCGCGGAGGTGGTCTCCATCCCGACTGAGACTGAGGTGACGCCATCGTAACGGCGTGGTTACGAATCCGCACGGCGCGTCACCCTGCAGGGGGAGATGCCTGGCGGGGCGGATGGGTGAGGAACTCCCCGGCGTAGAGGCGGATCCCGTCACCCACGGGACTGCACCTGATCGAGGAAGTCCTGGGCGAGCTTCAGCAGGGCGGAGCGGTCGGTGGAGTAGCCCAGCTGCTCCTTCGCCTGGCGCCAGAGGCGGAACTCCTGGGGGCTGAGAACGATCGCCAGCGGCTGGCCCATCGTCGGGTCGCCTTCGTCAGGATCCACGGGGTCATCCTTGCGGTCGTCGGGTTCCTCCTCGTCGCCGGCCAGCTCGGCCATGTCGGCCGCGGTGAACCACTGCCCCAGGATGTCCGGCACGTCAGCGCCAATGGCCTCCAGCTGCGGCACGTCCCACTCCGCCAGATCGGCGGTGCGGTTGTCGGCGAGGGCCAGGCCGATCTTCTCGTCGGCAGAGAGGTCGGAGCGGCGCACCGCGATCAGGGTGTCGCCGTCGGCATCGACCACCTGCACCTTCGTGATGCCGGCGGCGGCCGCCGCCTCGACGGTGCCGTTGCCCGCCAGGATCGTGCCGGTCTCGTCGATGACGATCGAGCGGGCGGCGCCGTACTGGCTGATCGACTGATCCAGCAGTGCCCTGGATCGGACGGTGCGGCGGCGCGCGTTGCGGGGGTCCGGCCGGAGATCGGCCAGGGGCAGGGTGTCCATGGATGCGGCGCCGGGAGCCCCCGCAGGTTACGGCAGTCTGAGTCGGGATCACAGTCTGGCGGCCGTGTAAAACGTGCGACTGGAATCATGTAGTCTTGGTCTTGATTCAGACCGCCCTATGGACCCCGTGATGATTGATCTGGACCGCCACCTGGCGGAAGACGAACGACAGTCGCGGCTCGATGCCGAGGCCGACATGCAGGCGGTGGAGCTGCACGTGCTGCTGCAGGGCATGGCGCCCGTGTGCGCCCACAACCTGCAGGTGCGTGTCGCCGCCGCCGGTGACGACCTGCGCCGCCGCCGGCGGGTGATCGAGCGTGCGTGGAGGGCGGCATGAAGCGGCTCTCGTTGTTCCTCCTGCCCGGGCTGCTGATCGCGGCCGGGCTTCAGCTCCACCATCAGCACGCCACCGGGCTGGGCTGGCTGCCGCAGCAGCAGGCGGTCACCACCGTGGCGGCTGAGGTTCACCAATTGATTTGCAGGAAATGACCATGACCAGCGCAGTCCGACTCCTCAATGCTCTCTGCCGCGCCGCCGCCGAGCGAGAGA